CTGAAAGCCCCCGAATTGATAAACGCTATCCATTGCCTCCGCTACCTGACCCAGTGTGTCGCCCTCTTGTGTGGCGTGAATGAAAAACTCCGGGAGCAGTCCTAGATACTCTCTGGTTGCCTCCGGGTAAGTTTTAAAATTCCAGTCGACGGTGTATTCTTTCACAGACCTGCCTCCGCTAAATTCATTTGCATTTGAGTATTACTGATATGGTCATCAAAAACTTGTGGCGTCTCGATTCCCCACCATTGTAGATCTCCGTCACTATTTAACACAGCGAATAGATCACGTCCATAATCAAGCTTGACTACCTGCTTCCACATGCCCGATATTTTAACCCAGTCCCCTGTAAATACAATCATGCTTTCACGCTCCCGTAGTGTTGCAGTGTTTTCTTTTCATTTCCCACCATATTTTAAAGCCCCTATCAGATACTCTAGGTGTGTCGGAAAAAAAGTCAACATTGATACCCATATCCTTTAGTGCTCGTTCCGCTACTGCCTTTCGCTTGAAGCCGGTTAGACGTGCATCGTCTGTGTCGGCCCGGTGGATAACTTCGCTTGCTAATTCTATTTCGAAGATGGCCCTTGCTATTGCGTTCCCCTGTGATTTTGATAAATACACGGCTATGCTCCTATTGCTATCAAATCGTTTTGCTTTTTGACCATACTGCGACCGTGGCCAATGTAGCATACTACACTAACGGTTTTGTCCCAGCAAGCCCTACAAGGGCCGCATTTGCCCTCTCTAGTATAAGCTTCACAAACTAGGGCATCGGTAGGCACTGTCTCTGGTGTCGCTATGGTGGACGTTTGAGGGCCTTTTACGGTTTCCCCCGTAATGCTATCGGATGACAGACGGACCACGCAATTTGGCAGATCTTGTAACCATCGTATGACAGACTCAAACTTTTTAAACTTGTGCATTCGTGTAGGTATCCAATGTCTAACCCACGGCGTACGCTCACACACTTCGAGAATCTTATACGCTAGACGGACATCATACATGTCGCCAGAATCAAACCATCGGAAATACCGGTCATTATCTAATTCTGCCACCATATCGTCACACCAGCTATCACGTTTCCAGTCTGCCCGGTTATGCTCCCGTGGTGCTTTCACGTTTTTAAACCGATAGTTTCCCGTGGTGGCATAACATCCGGAACAGGCAGGCACTAATTTACCACCAGCACCTATTGATCCGGGGCATGTATCCAAGGCCTGAAGCGACCACGATCTCCCCGGCATTTTGCCTGCTTTTGATAGCTTAATCATCCTTCATACCTCGAAACCAGCTCATGGTAAATCGCTTTTGCGTTTTCGTTTAAATTCCGATACTCAACACCACCGAAACCGGGCCTGTACCCCATCCGGTTTAGACGTGCCAGTATACGCATTTCTACACTGTTTTGACCACCCATGTAGTCGCAAGCGTAGCAATAATACGCTTCGCAGATATCGAATCTGTCCCATTGCATGGCCCTTGGCCCTCCGCTTTTGGTTCTCTGGTACGCCGAAAGCCCGCACTAGGCGGGCTCCGGTGTTGTTCTAGTGGGCTTATCGGTCGTCTATTGAAATGTCAATGTTGCGACCCTTGCCATGCTCCCAGTAGAGCGACCAGAGGCCACCGTGGACGCTGTTAAAGACTTCGCCCTGAGTGTAGTTTAGGGCTCTTTTGGTGGCCTTGCGTCGACGGATGATGATGCTTCGGCCAAATACTTTTGTGCGTGTGATTTTCATAGGTTTGCCCTCCGGGCTTTTGTGTCGGCGACCGTATGCCCCCGACTTGTGACCAGTATCGTTGATTTTGGCCCGGCTGTGAAGTGTAAATATTACCTTTTTTTGTTGTCGGTGTTTTGGCCTTTTGGCATGACTTTTGCCCTGCAATGAGTGTGCCAAGTTTGACTAAATTTTTTCAGCTGTAAAACTTGGCATGGTTTTTGCCCTTGCAATTCCCGTGCCAACTTTTGGAATTTCTAAATTTTTTTCTTCAGTTGAAACTTTTGGCACGATTCTTGGCAAGCCTAATGCACCTACATAGGCATACCCTTCTATTACTTTTGAAAACATCGCACCACGGGCTTCTGTGGGATTCTCAGGGCCATGTGGATAAACCTGTGGAAAACCTGTGGATAACTTTTGTCAGCTCTAAAACTTATCCACAGGATATCCACAGGATGCTAACAGCTGTGGATAACTTGTGGAAAACCTGTGGATAACTTGGCCGGGGGAGGGGCTTGTGTTGCCGCTGTAACTGTAGCAGCCACTTAAGCACAAAATAGGTAAAAATTAGAAAAATTATATGAAAAATAAACATGTGTAACTACTTGATTTTTCTAAAGTAACACAGTCCCTGGCAAAAGGTCATAAAATAGCTTGACTTTCGTGTAGACTCGTGATATACTAAGGTTGTATTTACGGACAATTTGTGTTATGACCGAAGAGATTAAAAAAAGAGGTCGTGGCAGACCCCGGAAGTCGGAAGTAGAAGCTGTGAAGCCCGGAAACAAGGGACAAGTAGGCCGACCTAAGGGTGACGCAGCGATCATAAATGAATACAAGGCCCGTATGTTGGCCTCACCAAAGTCGAAAAAGGTCCTAGAGACTATTTTTGATGCTGCTTTAGACCACGACCACAAGAATCAAGCTGCTGCTTGGAAACTTGTGATGGACAGGATACTGCCTGTAGGGGCTTTTGAAAAGGACGTAATTAAAGATGGCGGACGTAATGCAATCCAGATTAACATCTCTGGCGTCGGAAGTGCGACTATTGATGACGGAAGTCAAACAAGAGAGCCTATCGAAGGTGAACTTGTTAATTGACAACGCCGAAGAACAGTCGTCTGTGTTTTTTGAATACTTGAGGACTAAAGTAAATTGCGATACTTCACAGTAGAGGAATTTAACTGTCAACACACTGGTGAAAACCGTATGGAAGCTGAGTTTATGGAGTTAGTAGACGAACTCAGGCATCAATGTGGTTTTCCTTTTGTGATTACTAGCGGTTATAGGTCCCCTCAGCACCCGATAGAAGCAAAAAAAGACAAACCGGGTACACACGCTCAGGGAATTGCGGCTGATATAAAAGTAATAAACGCCGCAGACCGCTTCTCTCTTGTTTCTAGGGCATTAGACTTAGGTTTTACTGGTATTGGAGTAGAAGATGGTTTTATTCACGTAGACACCCGTGGTAGCACCTCAGTGATGTGGCTGTACTGATATAAAATAATATGTTTGTTGTAATCGGAGCCGACTGGTGTCACGGTTGTCGGGGACTAAGGCGAAAACTGATGGAAATGAACATCGACCATCGGTACGTAAAGATGCCTCCCGGTCCCGCAGGTTGGGATATGGTAGAAGCCCTTACTGGGCGGAGGGCAGTGCCCGCAGTGTTACATAAGTTTGAAACACTACAGGCTGTGGCTGATTTGTTAGAAGAAGCCGACCTACCTACCAGAGAATTGACAGAAGACGAATTAGACGAACTAGAGTAATGGAAGTATTTTTACTAGTGTGTATTATGTCTTTGCCGCTTGTAACTGGAGCGATCACGTTCTACTTAAGTTGGAAGTTGTGTGACTGATCTTAATATAGAACTACTGCCTTGGCAGCAAAAAGTCTGGGCAGACGACACTAGATTTAAGATAGTTGCTGCAGGACGACGAACAGGAAAGTCCCGCCTAGCTGCTTGGATGTTGATTGTAAACGCCTTGCAGACAGAAAAGGGACAAGTGTTTTACGTAGCGCCTACGCAGGGACAAGCCCGTGACATCATGTGGCAGACTCTGCTAGAGCTAGGACACCCTGTGATTGCAGGATCACATATTAATAATCTGCAGATCAGGCTGGTCAACGGGGCCATGATTAGTCTCAAAGGAGCCGACAGGCCAGAGACAATGCGTGGTGTGTCCTTGAAGTTTTTGGTGTTGGACGAATACGCCGACATGAAACCGGACGTCTTTGAGCAGATACTAAGACCTGCCTTAGCCGACCAAAAAGGTTCTGCGATGTTCATAGGCACTCCTATGGGTCGTAACCACTTCTACGAACTGTACAAGTATGCGGAGCTAGACGATGACCCTACTTACAAATCTTGGCACTTTACGTCTTACGATAACCCGTTGCTGGACTCAAGCGAAATCGACATTGCTAAACGCAGTATGTCCTCCTATGCCTTCCGTCAGGAATTTATGGCGTCGTTTGAGGCTCGTGGTTCGGAAATGTTTAAAGAAGATTGGGTGGTGGTATCGGAAGATAAACCTGAGATAGGAGACTACTATATTGCTGTTGACTTGGCGGGTTTTGAAGAAGTCAATAAGAAACGAACAAAAAATTCTAAGCTTGACGAAACCGCCATTGCCGTCGTTAAAGTTAGTGAGCATGGTTGGTTTGTTGACAATATCATATATGGACGATGGAGTCTTGACGAAACGGCAAATAAGATATTTCAGGCCGTTAGAGATTATCAACCCGTATCCGTTGGTATCGAAAGAGGTATTGCTAAACAGGCTGTAATGTCGCCCCTCGTGGATTTACAAAAGAAGTACGGTACGTTTTTTAGGGTAGAAGAGCTAACTCACGGTAACAAAAAGAAGACTGATAGGGTTATGTGGGCATTACAGGGAAGATTTGAAAACAGCTTTGTCACTTTAAACAAAGGCGAATGGAACAGTAGATTCCTAGACCAGTTGTTTCAGTTTCCCGACCCGCTGACACACGATGACTTGGTGGACGCCTTAGCGTACATAGACCAGCTAGCAAACGTAGCGTATGACTACGACTACGAAATAGAAGACCATGAAATACTAGACGTTGTAGCAGGATACTAATGAAAATTTTTAGACCCTTCAATACCTACGGAATATACGCAATCAGTGCTGTAGTGTTTTTTACACTAGGGTACTGCGTTGCTGCACTTTAGGAAATACCTATGAGCGAAATATACGAAGTTGACCCATTGTTGGTTGAAGAAACCATCGAAGACTGGGTAATTACTAAATGTGAAGACTGGCGTGATTATTACGAGTCAAACTACGAAGAGCGGTTTGAAGAGTACTACAGGCTTTGGAGAGGCATTTGGGACCCTGCAGACAGCGAGCGTAAGTCGGAGCGTTCAAGAATTATCTCTCCTGCGCTTCAGCAGGCAGTTGAGTCTAACGTAGCTGAGCTAGAAGAAGCAACCTTTGGTCGTGGGAAATGGTTCGACGTTAGTGACAACAAAGGTGACACTGAACGCCAAGACATTACTTTTTTGCGTAATAAGCTTACTGAAGACTTTGAAGACTGTATGGTGCGTAAAGCAGTAGCGGAGTGTTTGATTAACTCTGCTGTCTTTGGCACAGGCGTTGGCGAAATTGTCATTGAAGACATGAAAGAAATGGCTCCTGCTTCTCAGCCTATTATGGACGGTGAACTACAAGCTATTGGCGTCAACATTACTAATCGGGTAAAAGTCAAATTAAAGCCTGTATTGCCTCAGAACTTTCTTATTGATCCTGTAGCAACGTCTGTAGACGACGCTCTGGGTGTTGCTGTTGACGAGTTTGTCAGCAGACACCAAGTAGAGATGCTTCAGGAGCAGGGAGTTTACAAAGACGTATATGTTGGCTCAGCGGCCCCTGATACGGACTTAGAGCCTGACCAAGACATTACGATCTACAACGACGACAAAGTACGACTGACAAAGTACTACGGTCTAGTTCCACGAGAGCTTTTAGAGGCTGTTACTAACGAAGATTTTGAAGACGAAGAAACAGAAGAAAAAGAAGAGGGTTCTAAGTACGTTGAAGCAGTCGTTGTCGTAGCTAACGGTGGAATACTACTAAAAGCAGAAGCTAACCCTTACATGATGCAGGATCGACCTGTAGTTGCGTTCCCTTGGGACGTAGTACCCGGACGATTCTGGGGTCGTGGCGTCTGTGAAAAGGGCTACAACAGCCAAAAGGCGCTTGACACAGAGCTTCGTGCACGTATTGACGCCCTGAGCCTTACGATTCACCCAATGCTCGCTATCGACGCTACACGCCTTCCTAGAGGGGCTAAGCCAGAAGTTCGACCCGGTAAGATGATTCTAACGAGCGGAGATCCCCGTGAAGTACTACAACCGTTTAATTTTGGACAAGTTGGACAAATCACCTTCTCCCAAGCAGCAGCCCTGCAACAAATGGTACAGCAGGCTACGGGAGCAGTCGACTCAGCAGGGATTGCGGGACAGGTTAATGGTGAGGCTACTGCAGCTGGCATCAGTATGTCTCTTGGTGCTATTATCAAACGCCATAAACGAACTCTCATAAATTTTCAACAGTCTTTTTTGATTCCTTTTGTTAAAAAGGCTGCATACAGGTACATGCAGTTTGACCCCGAAAACTATCCAGTGTCGGACTACAAGTTTAACGCCACTAGCACTTTGGGTATTATTGCTCGTGAATATGAAGTTACTCAGTTAGTACAGCTGTTGCAAACGATGGGCAAGGAATCACCCTTGTACAATACTTTGATTCAGTCTGTAGTTGACAACATGAACCTGTCAAACCGTGAAGAGCTTCTGGAAGCCCTTACAAAAGCGGGTCAACCAGACCCACAAGCAGCCCAGCTATCTCAAGCTGCCCAACAAGCACAGCTGCAGTTTCAGCAGTCCCAGTCAGTACTATTGGCTTCTCAGGCACAGGAATCGCAAGCTAGAGCAACTAAATTGGCTGCTGAAGCACAGGCAGTGCCTCAAGAGCTTGAGATTGACCGAATCAATGCAATCACCCGAAACCTACGGGAAGGCGACGAAGAAGACAGAGAGTTTGAACGTCGAATGAAGGTTGCTGATACTCTCTTGAAAAAGCAACAGATAGAAGGTAAAAACAATGTTAACCGACAGCGAACTGAGGGGGCTCCTCAACCAGATCAACCAGACCTTTCAGCACCAGTGGGACCGAATATCGGAACTGGAGCGCAAGGTGGAGGAGCTATCTAATGGCGGAAAAACACCCAAGCCTAAAACGAGCAGGGGTAAGCGGGTTCAACAAACCGAAGAGAACGCCTAACCACCCCAAGAAATCTCACATCGTAGTTGCCAAGGAAGGCGACAAGATTAAAACTATACGGTTTGGTGAGCAAGGAGCAAGTACTGCAGGAAAACCAAAGAAGGGTGAGTCTGACCGCATGAAAAAGAAGAGGGCGTCTTTTAAAGCACGTCACTCAAAGAATATAGCCAAAGGTAAAATGTCTGCGGCTTACTGGGCTAACAAGGTTAAATGGTAAGGAGATAGTCATGGCAGGACCAGCAGCAATAGTTTTGCGAGCAGCAAAGATGATAAAAGACAGTGGCCTTGCTGCTGCCGCTAAAGAATTTTCTGATGATGTTATTAAACAAGCAAAAAAACATCTTAAAGACATGAAGTCTAAAAAGACAGCCGATCAAAAGAAAACTGAAAAGGCTACCAAAAGCCAACGGACTTACCGTGAAGGCCAACGTAAAGCAGGCGTTGGGGGCGCTGCCGCTGGATACACTGCTGGAGGAGTTAACCTTTCTGAAGGCAAAGGGCAAAAACCGATTGCCGACATGAGCCAAGGAATTGACGTCCGTGGAGACGGAGACGGTATTCGATATTTTCAAGACGGCAAAGAAGTTCGTATGCCTAAAAAGAGGTACAACTAATGAAAGGTGTAAAACACTACAAACGTGACGGAACTCTGCATACAGGAGGAACTCACAAAATGCCTAATGGAGATCTTCATTCAGGCAAAACCCACGGCAAGACTTCTGTAAAATTATTTCATTACAAAGACTTGTCTAAAAAAGCAAAGGAGAAAGCTGATGCCGGGATACTACGGAAAACCGCCAAAAAAGAAAAAAGTAAAAAAGCCAAGAGGTAAGTAATATGCCAAAAGGTAAAGCAGGTTACTCACCAAAACAAAAGAAAATAGCTCGTGTAGCATCTCCACGGAACAAAATTACGGGCGCTGACTTTAAGGGGTTAAGAAATCGTGGCAAAGGCAAAAAGTAAAGCAAAACCTAAACCTAAACCGAAGATGTACACTCAGGCTCAGGTTGATCGAATGTTGGCTCAGGCACGTAGGGATTCCCAGAACGCAATACCTTCTGCTGCTAAGCAAGCTGCTATGAAAAAGAAAATGGCTGAAGAAAAAATGGACGCCAAAATGAAGGAGGCAGTAAAGCGGAGGAGCCGACGTGCCAAGTAAAGCCAAGCCTAAGAAAAAAAAGAGCACCATCCCTAGCAATGTAAAGAACAAAGCTCTTTACTCTAGGGTTAAAGCAGAAGCCAAGCGCAAGTTTGATGTGTACCCCAGTGCGTACGCTAATGCTTGGCTGGTAAAGACGTACAAAAAACGTGGTGGTACTTATGCCTAAGTCTAAAGGCGGTTTAACTAAATGGTTCAAAGAAGATTGGGTTGACATAAAGACCGGAAAGAAGTGTGGCCGTAAAAAAGCCAAAAGTTCTAAACGTCCTTACCCAGCTTGTAGACCCAAGGCGGTAGCTGCCAAGATGACCAAAGCAGAGAAAGAGGCGGCTAAGGCTAAGAAAACAGGCCCAAAACGGGTCAAATACGCTGTTACCGCATCAGGTCGTCGTAGACGAACCACTAAAAAAGCTTGACATTAGCAAAATTATATGCTATAATAAACCTGTAGTAAGTAACTTTAGAGGAAAACATGAGTCCAGAGCTTGAGGCCTACTTTAGTAATTATAACGAACTCTTTAATAACGAAGGTTTCAAACAACTCTTACAAGAGCTTTCCACTAATGCACAGCAGTTGTCTGACATACAAACTGTTAAAAACGAAGAAGACCTCTTCTTTCGTAAAGGTCAAGTAGCTGCTTTTGCAACTGTTTTAAATCTACAGGCTACTATAGAAGCTGCTAGAGATCAAGCTGAAGCAGAAGCGGAAGAATAAAAATGTACAAAATTTACGATTTCCGTTGTAAAAACGGACACGTCTTTGAAGAAATGGTAGAAATAGGCACTACAACCAGTAGGTGCGGTTGTGGCGCTTTAGCTACAAAAATGGTATCTGCCCCGTCCTTTCACCTAGATGGTGCATCCGGAGACTTTCCGGGCAAGCACATGAAATGGGTAAAAGAACACGAACAAGCAGGCTCCAAACCCTCCTCTCCATAATGATTACAATCACGGAGTTTAATTATGTCACGAGCAACAATGGTTGATTTGCCCCCTGAAGAGGAAAACGCAGACAACATTGAAAACGAAGCAGAAGAGATTCAACAGCAACTAGAAGTTGAGCAACCTCAAGAAGAACCTATAGTACCAGAGAAGTACCAAGGTAAATCCTTAGAAGAAGTTGTACAGATGCACCAAGAGGCTGAAAAGCTTCTAGGTCGTCAGTCTTCTGAAGTAGGAGAGCTTCGTAAAGTTGTAGATGATTACATTGGTAGTCAAACTACACCTCAAGCACCTCAACCAAGTGTTGAGCCCGAACAAGAGATAGATTATTTTACAGATCCACAAGCAGCTGTAAATAGTGCAATTGAGAACCATCCTAGTATTAGAGAAGCAAAAGAATATACAAACGAATACAAAAAACAGTCTTCTTTGTCTATTCTTAATAATAAACATCCAGACATGCGTGAAATCTTAGATGATCCTAAGTTTGCTGACTGGATTAAGTCTTCAAAAATCAGGACTCAGTTGTTTGTACGAGCAGACCAAGAGTACGATACTGATGCGGCTGACGAACTGTTTAGTCTTTGGAAAGAAAGACGCTCAGTAACTCAGCAGACTGCCCAAGTCGAAAGACAGGCACGTAAGCAGCAACTCAAGGCAGCAAGCACAGGCAATGCACGAGGCACAGCTGAAGGGACACGTAAAAAAGTATATCGTAGGGCCGACTTAATTAAACTTATGAAAACGGACCCTGAGCGTTATCAAGCACTGTCTGAAGACATACTAACAGCTTACGCAGA